TAGCATAATTAACAATATCATCGCAAGCATCTTCAACAGATTCATCTGGTACCTTTAACTCCTTGTCATTGGTGAAGCTACGAATCCTTTGAATTTTATCTATTACTCTAAGTAATAATCCTTGTACTGGATCGATACCCAATATAGAGGATGCATTGAAATTAGCAAATACATCGGTGGCTCCTTTGCCGCCAGTGTAATCACTGTTTTTCTTTTTCATTATGTCCCTACAATTATCACAGGTTGTGATATGTAGGTTTATTAGTTCTTCAGTTGTCATAATTTTTCTTCTGTTCCATTCTCTCTATATGTCTGGCCCAAATATCCTTAGATCTTGCACCCTGACCATTCCTTTCTAAATATTCCTCTGCCTCCTGTATTCTCTTTAAAGCCATCTTAACTCTAGCAGTTCTATAGATAACAAAGGGAAACTTCACCCAGCATACAATACCCACAAAGAAGCCTACTACTATACCTAGAAAAGCAGCACCCAATGCTAAGGTTAGTTCTTCAAAAAAGTTTTTCATTTTATATTGTACCAGTTGGGAGCTTGCCTCTTAGTCCATTTAGCAAAGCGCGATTTATCGTAGTTGTAATACTCTCTGTACTTCTCTACAACGGAAAGAGTATCGAATCGAGGATGAGTCCTGCACCTTTGATCTTGGCTAATCGCTACAGCAAATTCTGAAAGCTGACCAGCAGGTACATTTGATTTATGCATATTAAGCATACACCATTGAATAAACTTTTCAGAGAAATGATCCTTGTCTGTTCTAAACTTCTTTTCTCTTGCCATAGCCATACCATGACGGATTAACCACATCATATTACTTTTGTTTTTCATAGCCCAAATTGTACATGGGTGCTTGGAATACGAATGCTTTCGAGGGGAGCCTTTTTGACTTCTAGGGCAATCAGTTTCAGCCAAGGTATCGACAGTAAAACAATTAGCCAGCATCTGGGCGGTCTCGACAATCATCTTGGATACATGCTTATCGCAAAGGTTTTGCGCTGCTTTGTAGGGGTCTTTATCTGTAACGAATATATTCATTGCTGACGAATCTTACTAATCCTGATCTTCTGAGTCAAGCCAATTTTTTCTATTTTTAAGTAAAGATTCTATATCGTACTTATAACACTGTACCCCATTATAAACAAAGTCCCACAAAAAACTTTCTAATCTAGGGTTTGGTTCCACCTTTCCCAAAACCTCTTCGTAGATTTTCTTCTGTTCTAAGTTTAATTCAGCAATATTCTGTTGGGCTTGTTTGATAAGGTCTAATTCTTCTTTTACCGTCATAATAATATTTTAAATGCAAGAGTTGATTTAGTCAATGAAGAAGTGTAATTAGTATAGATGAGAAGAGTATCCTCGATAAACGTTCTAAATCATAAAATCAAGATAGTTTACGAAGAAATGGAAGACTGGGGAGAATGCTTTATGGATGACAAGCTAATTAAATTAAATAAAAAGTGCCTTAAAGATCCAGAACAACACTGGTGGACACTGGTTCACGAAGTTACCCATATGATTTTTGAGATGACAGGATTAGCCTTTATGGAATGCAACGATGAGGAAGCCTATGTCCGATGCGTCGAGAATCTAGTCATACCTTGGGTTCTTAATAATATGAATCTAAAAGGTTAATCTGCTTATATAAAATTCATTTTAATGGCCAGTCTCTTACCTTCTTTTGTGATGGTACGCTTTCCATCTATCTTCATTAGGTTCTTCCTGACCAGCATGGATTCATAATCTCTCTGGATCGCAGCCCTTTGGAAGCCAGTAACTGATGAAAGCCCATTTAAGCTCATCGAACCCCTTTGAGCCAAAGCTTTAACAACTGTCATTTCAGAATTAGAAAGACCATAGGGATGGATCGCCATCGTATCACAGATATCAGCCCAAACTTTCTTAGTGATTCTCTTAGCAGAACGAGCAGCAGAAAAAACTTTAGCATCTTCAGCTTTAACTACAGCATCCCTTGGGTTGCCACGAAAAACAGAAACAATATCTTTTTTTGCAGCAGGGTCTACGTCAACTTTACACTCTAGATTATCTTCGAAGATCTGATAGAGTTGCTCGGGGGTATACTCTTCAAAGGATATATCTCTCAGTCTATCCCTAAGAGGCTCAGAAAGTTTCTGTTGATCTGTTGTAGCCATACATAGAGAAATCTTCTCGAAATCGAAGTCGTACCTCATTCCCTCTAGCTCTACAGACCTTCTTGGATTCTTATCCACATTTAATGCAGTCAAGAAAATCTCCTGTAAATCTTTTGGTAGATTATGTCCCTCATCAATAAACAAAAAAGCATTATGCTCTACCCACAAAGGATAGACTTGATCAAAGAAAGCTCTAGCGTTACGAATAGTCTTGCCATTGATCTCAAGCATGGGAGGTCTAGTACCATTTTTATTGACCAGAGCTTCTCGAAACTTTCGAGCAAAGAAAGTCTTACCCCCACCCTTTTGAGTAGTTAGATTCAAAAACGGTAAACGGTTTGTGGTTTTGTAAGCATCTATATACAAGCTTAAAGACTTCTTTACAGACTCTTGACCAATGCACTCACTGAACGCTTTATTGATTTGCATGTCGCTATATTAAAGCATTTTTAATTCAGAGCAAGCCTTTTCTTTACATTATGTGTAATTTTTTTTATGCCAACATTTAAAAGAGTGAATTCTAGCGACACTCAGGTCTTTAATTATACAGACTCTACAGAGAGTAGACTAGTCGGAATTCAAGAATGCTCGTTTAATTCTCAAAAACAATTTACAGAGTTATCTGAGTTGGGTAAGTTTGGTACTCAAAACAGAATTCTAAATTCTAATCAGACTACTGAATTAAAATTAGATTTTATTCTAAATGAGGAGAAAACGAACGATCCCTTTTTTGCTTTTACCGACAGTGGTTTTTTATCTACAGGTAGCCTAAACTTTAAAATTAGAGATTTAGCTGGAGAAAATAAAATTAGCGGTGCATATTTGCAAAATTACTCTTTAAACTTGGAGGTTGGAGAGATTCCAGAAGGATCTATATCTTTTCAAGCAGATTCTATATCTTATAATGATACAAATAATCTTGAGTACAACGAACAAACTTCTGATTCTGATATCGCGTTTTTAAATCCCAATAATATAACAGTAAGCACAAATTTTGATGAAGGTATTAACACAACCAGCTACTGTGTTTCCTCTGTATCTATAGATGTCTCTTTAGATAGGGCTCCAGTAACTAGAATAGGTTCAAAAGTACCCAAGTACAGGTATCCTGATCCAAACGTAAATGGCGAAATATCTGTTTCTATTTTAAAGAATCAGGTAACGGGAGTTGATCTATCAAGTCTAGTATTAGAGAAAGGAAATTTAACTATAAAATTTAATCCTAATGAGACTTCGGAGAAGACCTACCAAGTTCAAAACTGCTCTTTAATTTCGGTTTCTGAAGATGCATCTTTGGATGATGATACAAAAATGAATTTTAATTATTCGTTTAATTTAAAAGATAATAATAATATTTTTAATTAAATCCCACCCTGCATATTTGGCAAAATCCTGTTTAAACTTGGGCTTTTTTGTGTAATTTTAAATATGCCATTACCACAACCTAAAAACGGAGAAAATAAATCTAAATTTATTAGTCGATGCATGGTCGATCTTTCCGAAAAAAAAGAATTTAAAGACAATAAACAGAGGGCTGCTGTTTGTTACTCTCAATTTGAAGAAGCTGAGAGCAAAGCTTCTGTGGTAATTAACGACCCAATAAATAAAGAAGATTGCACCTTATTCTTTTCTAAGGCTTCTCCTGATGTTGGTAAGCACTACTTCAAAACAAAAGAGGAGGCTTTTGAAGACGCTAAAAAAATGGGTTTAAAAGGTATACACCCCCATAAAACCAAAGACGGTAAAACTTTGTACATGGCTGGACCTGATCACGAAACCTTTATGAAGCGTCACAATGAGATCTTAAAAGAAAAAGAAAAATCCGACAGTAGTCTTTGGGAGAACATCAGGAAGAAAAAAGAAAGAATCAAAAGAGGTTCTGGAGAGAAGATGAAAAAAAAGGGCGACAAAGGAGCACCAACATCTGATCAAATAGAAAAAGCTAAAGGAGATAAGTCATGATTAAAAAATCATTAACATTAATTGGATTGACAGTTTTATTTACTTCTTGCTCATCTTGTTGAGGGAGGCAAAAATGCGTGACCGTGAGTCATAAAAAAACACTTGAGCCGAACCTCAAAGATTATGAGGTAAAAAATGGGAAGGTTTACCCTAAAGAAATGCACCCTGCATTAAAAAGACTGCTTCCTTAGTACCTTAAATATATCATAAAGGCATTGATCTTTTTTGGTAGCCTCTCTAACCTTATTTTTTATTTCAAAAGAATGTGATGTATGGGCAATCTCCCTTTTAATCACCCAGCCATCTTCAATAAAATAGTCGGTATCCCAGTCAAACAACTCAGAAATATAATCCAAGGCTATCAAATGCCTTTGAGCTTCTGAGATCTCAACCTCTACTGTTTGCTTGCCTGTTATCTTCATGAACGATAATTACACCTTATTAGAGGATTCTGATATGTTAAAGATTTTTTTACTCTGTTCCCAGTCGGCATAATTATTAAACCTTTTACCGAAAAGATAATAAACTTTCTTTCCGTTTTTTGTTACTATAGCTGGGCCATCAGAATTATGTAAGACCCCTAGGTTCCAGAATTCTACGCAACCATTATTGTAAGTAACTGCTGGACCTTCATCTCTATGAAGAATTTTACACATGGGGTCCATGTAATATCTCAAAGACCTTTCCCTCATTCTTATATATTGCATAGAATTATGTTTTTTGTTTAACAACTTTATTAGCAAACCCTTGGTACTGATCCAAAGGGTCTAATTTCCAACCTTTTATTCCGAAATCATGCGCGCCTTTTTTAGCACACATTAAATCATGAACTTGTGGCGAATCTATCTTATAACAACAAGAATCAATAGGGTTTTCCTTTTTATTCAAGACAACGACCATTAATTCTTTATATCCGTTGGGGCCAATAACCCTACTGTCGTACCTGAAGCTCATTCTGCACTAATTACAATATAATCGTGAAAATTTTTGTAGCTCTCAGCATACTCAACACAAGACTTAAAATCTCCCGCATGGTCTACGTAAGAAGAATCAATAACAAAATACTTACCTTCTGGGATTGAAGCTGGTTCAGCACTTTTGGCTAAATGGGTCGAGGATATCCTCCAACCCTCGCCATCACTCTTAACAACTGTTTTGAATCTTACTGTATCAGCAGGATGAGCATCTTCCCCATACCAACTGAGCATTTTATCCAGTTGCCACTTAGTGAGCATTACATGAGCTTCTACATTCTCTGGGGAGACAATCTTAACAGTCTCTTTTACTTGTACTTTTGGTTCTTTATAGCCATGCCAAGCGGCTACTCCCCATAATGGGAGACAAACAGATGCGAATAATAATATTTTTTTCATAGTTTTAATTTAGTTACCAATGCCTAATAGTATTTGCGATAATGAAACCACATGTTGTGATATGCAAAAACCACCAGAAAGTTCGGATGAGGGCGGCAAGGTCAGCTTCCCTAGGGTTGTCTGACACTCGCTCGCCCATCGTCCTGCACCATATTCTCCATAGTTTCGACCTCAAGTCAAGCTGGAATTATGGATTTACTTAGTTAAAATGCTATAAATTAGCATTGCTGCGTCCAGAACAAACAATGTACCGAAGAATACGGCAATCGTTTTTAATCCTCTGGTTCTAATTTGCATTGTATCATTAAGATCGCTAATATCTTTTTTAATTGACACAATCTCTTCGTTTTCTTTCTTTGTCATAAGCTTTTTACTGTAATATTATTTACTTCTCTCCTAATAATCACAATAGGATCATTATAAAAATTTAAATCCTGTATAGTTATTCTATTATTCTGCCAGTATACCAGTGCCTCTTCTTCATTATGAAACTCTGGGGTATCTGGAACAGGCTCATATATAAAACCTCTATCTTTTACAATTAGGTAACCCTGCTTGTAGCCTTTCATTTTTTAAAATTCAAGCTTAATAGCTCTAGAAGTTCCCGCTAGCCCAAGAAAAACATCTTTTCCTTTAACTGTAGCGCAAGTAGAATAACCAGTCCCAAGACTCATAATCCCAGAACCCTCTTTCGCCGTAGGCCAACCATCCATAAATTGATACTCATAATCTTCCCATTGGATCTCTTGAGTAAGTGGGTTCACCCTAAAGCATTTAGTGTCTCCCCAGAATGCACTGTAAAGCCAGCCATCAGGAGCAAGGTAACCGTGGAAGTTTTTATTTTTATTAGCTACCTTTAAGTATTCTGCTGGCAAATCGATTTCCTCATAACTATCATCAGCACAATTAATAATTAAAATCTTTTTACCCGTTCTTGGTAAGCAGAATACTTTATTAACACTCTT